GTATCCGTCTGTGCGGTTTGTTGGCGGATGGGTGCCTCCACTTCTCGGATAATGTCACCGAGGTTGCCACCTGCGAATCCGGCATTAGCGTATATATCAGCAAAATCACCCTGCCCTAGCAGTTGCTCCATTTGTGCCTTCATGGCATCGGCCATACCTTCGCCATAGGTGGGTTGTGCGGGTGCGTTGTAACTTGGTCCTGACATAATTTATTTCCTCCGAGATATTTTATTTAAGTCGTAAAATTTAATGGGTCTTTTTTTGTTCTGCCTCGCCCAACCAACATAGGGGAGTTTAAAGGGCATAAGGTTAATCCAATGCTTTACGCATTCTTCCCCTACCGCCATATGTACAAACCAGGCGTTTGGTTTTAAAGCACCCCATTGCTCCGCTGGCGGAGTTTCGCTGTCCTTATCCACGGTCTTAGCCAGGATAAAGCTTGTGGGTGTCTTGTGCATATAGCCATATGTGAGGTAGGTGGATATATCGGAAAACATATCCATCCCGCACTCTTCGTATAAATCACTTACTCGCTCCATGATGTTCATGACTCTACCTCCTTGGTTGGAATGTCCCCTTCGTACCCCATAAGCCAAAGAACAAAGATGCGGTGAATACCATCTGCCACTTTGCCGTCTTTTAAAAGGATGGGTTCTTTTATCCCGTTCTCTTTAATGTCCTTCGCCAAGGCAAAGAGTGCAAATGACTCCCGTGCCACCCGATCCCAATCCACTGAGTGCGGACCTGCTTTGAATAATTCGTCTACCTTCATGGTGCGGATGTTTTATATGGGTGAGAAGACGGCAGGTCTGCGGTGAGTCCCCACTTATGTGCTAAGTAACCTTCGATCTTGTCGGAGTTAGATTGCGTTGCATTTTCAACGAATACTATCTCACCCCAATCGGAGTCTGCGTTGTTCTGATAATCGTTCAATCGAATACTACCCGTACCCATCGTGGACAATCCTGACTGAGCGACATTAGTGTTATAAGCGGTAGCGTTTAAAGAGGCTGTAGCTCTAGTGTTAGGTACATCAAGCTCAATAGACAACATGACCCATTGGTTTAAGAGGTTGGTTGAGTTACCTGTTAAACTTGTACCAGGATTCATGTACCAATCACCTGAGAACACACCCGCACCACTCATGTTGAACATAATCATCTGAAGCGTTGGATTGCTTTTAGTGAATGTAACAAGTGCATCGTGATTATCGGACGCTGTAACTTTAACTACAAAGAACCACTTATGTACCGCTGTTGAACTAAACCCTACGCCTGTGTAAGAAGTCGCATCCGAGTTACCGTCAAACCTTAGTATATTCTTGTTGTTCTGCGCTGTGTTAACCGCTGTAAGCGTACTACCACTAGCGGCATTAAAGGTGTAGCTATTACCCGATTTATCTGCGATTGCTGTGACATTACCACTCGATGAAGTAAAGGTCGTCTGATCATCCATATCCAACCACAAGCGAGTCGTAATAGATGATGGGTCCCAGGCGGCGTTAGTAGACCCGCTGATAGCGAGTTGCATCTTATCTGCAAACGCCTCACCGATATCAAACATATCGTTTACTCCGTTGCCTGTTGTATCAGAACTACCATCGGCGGAAGCGCCTACATGGTTTTGGGAAGCACTATGTCCGTAAGTCGCGGAATCCACGATTCCCACATACGCATCCGCATTAGCGACAGGAGTTAAATCTGTGCCGTATCCAATCTTTGTTATTACAACAGGGAACTGTGATGTGTTCGATACTCCGTAGGAATTACCTAGTACGCTTCTTACTGCGGCGATAAATGTATTTAATCCACTAACAGATGCACCACTCTCTCCCTGCCACCATATCATGCCTTTAAAGTTCCATGAGTATCCAGCGTTGGTTAGCTTGGTGGTGGCATCCGATAGTGCGGAGAGTAATCCACGATAGCAGTCACCTTCTCGACTTCCTGTAGCTGTGGTGTCCCAATCCGAAAAGTTTGCATCCCCAGCATTTAACTGAGATGCACCTACTGCGTATTTAAGAATACCGATTGGTTGAGTTGTTAAATTGATCGCATTGGCTCGACTAACAAATCCAAGCTCAGGGCCGAAGTTGGGTGAGTTTACCAAGTTATTACTATCCCCTCGTGTGCTTCCAGCTACCAGCGATGTTGCCCAACTAGAATAGTTCTGTGTGGTTTCTGCGTTGCTTGTAGAGTCATGCCAAGAGGTATAGAATAAGCCGTCTTGAGTCGCTTGTCCTGATGTAAGATCAGATACATCTGCCGCACCATGCGCATTCGATTGACCCGCTAAGATAAATAGATCGATTGTTTGGTTGGTGATAACTGAGTTATCGAAAGTTCTGTACCATACTCCGTTATAAAAGTAGGACATCGTAGGAGTACCGCCTATTGTACCGTCGGTTACTAGAGCATTTGTTCCGGCAGTAGCGGCAAGCGGTAGGTTGGCTTTCGTGTAGCTGTTTATTGATACGCCATCCGCTCCATCCGCTCCATCATTTCCCGCCACGCCTTGTGGCCCCTGGAATTGTGCAAGCGAGTTCCACGGAGTTACGCCATCACCAATCTTTAGAATCTGATTGGTAGTATCAAAACCTGGTTCGCCTTCGCTTAGGATAATTGGGTTCGGACTTGTAACTGACCAATTTGCCGCAGTATCTCTACGCAAAAATATTCGTCTAATGCTCATAGGGATGCACTACCTCCGTTTATATCTGTATCCTCCACATATTGCAGAGATGCTCGCCCACCATCCACGATACCTGTAGCGGAGTTTTCCAAATCGGTTATTCGCTGGTCCGGCACTTCCACGGTTGGCTCGCCTAACTGATTGAGCGATGCGGAGGATAACTCCACGCCTGTGTCGAAGGTAAAGCCTCGTGTGACTGTTGCAGTGATAGGCATTACTCGATGCTCCTCCTGGCGTTGGCTCCGCCTGCAATCGCTTCTAATGCTACATGGCGAAAGCTAGGAGACCCGGCACTTCCGGATGCACTTACATCAATCTCGACATTTGCGGCGTAGCCTCTCGCGCGTCCACTGCCAAAGCGTATTAGCTTCTCCTCGGTCGATGTCGCGTTCTCGGTGTGTACGGTGTTCGTCCGGTCCGGATCCGTGGTGTTTACTTTGATGGTGAAAGAGTCCCCGTTGTTCACCTGGCATCCGAGTTGACCGCGCTTCCAACTCTTCACATCCACACTCCCCAGGGTGAAGGATCGGGTCTTCAGCTTGGCGGTTATCGCGGTGGATGTGGTGGTGGCGTTCCCGATTGTTCCCGTGATGTCTGTGCTGGCTTCGTCTATGAGATGCCATCCTTTATCGTTGCAGGCAAAGAGTCTGCGTTTAGTGGGGTCACTGCCGTGAAGGACGGTAACGAAGTCATCGATTATAAAGCCTGTGGGAAAGGAGTCTACAGAAGTCCATGCGGTATTTAATATGTCGTAAATGAAAACTTTATTGTTGTCGGTGGATGCACCTGTAGGGCAAGCGAGGTAATACTTATTGTTGAATACAATACCACACGCCTTGTCTGCGGCGGCATAGTTTACATCCCTAAATTGATCCTGTATGGGTTGCGACAATGGCAACGCTTCCCCGCTTACTTTCGAGATTGCGACTCCGAGGTTTTTTGCAGGGTCTAATCCTTGCTGAAGGGTAAACACGCCATCATCGGACAGGAAGTAAATCTGCGGTCCACTTGCGGCTACACTCTTGCGGGCAACGCATCCGCGTTGACGGGTAATCTCAAACACTCCTGCTGAATTAGTCAGGGCTAGATTGTTAATTAGCGATATACTATTTCGGAAAAAGCAGATTAACTGATTCTCCAGGTACGCAGAAAATCCTACAAGACGATCAGCAGTTCCACGATTGATTCTAAACTGCGATTCGGCGGCATAGAAGTTATCGGTATCGAGGAGGTCTGAAGCGATCACGGTGTACTGCGAATCACTTGGCTGAGGAACAATAAGCCTATTGGAAAAGAATACGCCAAAGTTTGTACGCGGACACTCCACCCTACCCGCAGTAGGTGATGCATTGTTTTTAAGAGTAAAGGCACTAGGGGTAGTGTAGTCACCATTCCACTCAAGGGGGTCTTTTCCGGTTCCACGAAATAAAATAAGTTTCTCCATCGCTTGGACAAAACTTGCGTTGTCTCCGCTCGCCACTACCTCGCCACCTGGGTAGGCAATGTCGATACCTGTGTTATTAGTATCGTTCCAAAGGATTACTTTGTTCTTGGTGGCAACTGCGATAAATTCAGTTCCCGTGGCAGGGTCGCTAAATAAGGTGGATGCAAATACCTGCTCATCTCCGGCATAGGTAAGGGTTACCGCTCCCGCCTTAAACTCTATGCCTTTCCGCACGGATGCGAGATCCCCATCCAAGCGCATATTCTCAGATGTTTCCACCGTACCACCCTCCAGCGTTGTAGGCTCCAGGTAGGAATCAATACCGCGAAAACCACGATCCCCGTCTGTGAGGATTTGGTCATCCATGCGGCCTAGTGGTTGGTAGCGTGGCATTACTTTTGTTTCTTGATTTCCTGGTAGACTTTGATCGACATATAGACGATGGTGATAGCCCCTGCGACACACCCGAATAAGGAGTCGAGCGTGGCAAAGCCAAAGGTGGCTAATGTGCCACCCATTCCTGTCATTGATACGCGGTCAATCATGGTCATTTATCTTCTCCGAGGTGATGGCCCGAAATAAAAACCGAGGATTCCCATAAGGGCCGTTTGCCCCATGTATGCAAGGTGTCCGCTACTGAGTGTGATAGGGTCTTGGCTTGCGGGCCAGGAGACGATACCAAACAGCAGTTCGGTTCTGCCTTCCCCGTGGGCGTTGGTGATCGATAGGAACTCTGCTTGTGGGAATAAGGTGCAGAGCAGGATGCAGAGACACAGAGTACCAATACCGATAAAAGCAATAATTCGACGAGAAAAATCCCGGAACTCGTTATTACCTCCTTTAGATAATTCAGCTTGGAGCTTAAGAAAGTTTTCATTTGCTCGGCTTTCGCGGGCAATTTCAAGCTCGTGCTTTTGACGGCGAGCCTCAAATAGCATTCCAAAGCCACCCTTGAGCATAGCACCCATAGCCGTAGAACCGCCCCCGGTAAGTAACATAAGAAGTATTTCACCCATCTCACCTAGCAGTTCCGTAACGAAATTCGTCCATCAGTTCCTCGTGCTTACCAATCTGTTTTTCGATAAACAAAAGACGCATATTCTGCTCTGCATCATCCGGTAATGCACCGAGTTCTCCCCGTGGCCACTTTATCCGAAACTCGCTATTCATCTGAACCTCGTGCTT